CCAAACCAGCAGATGTATCAATCTTAACTTTAACCCAATAAAGTCCAATCAATACTAGAATAAATGGAATAGCATCTGCCCATGAGATCTCATTCCAAGCATCTACCACATTTAACATTGAAAAAATCATTTAGGAACCTCCTTTCTATAATCGCCTGGTGTATCTATACGAACAACACCACCTGTTGATGTAGGTAGCATCTCCGATATAGCACTACGAACTTCTTCTCTTACTATGAGTTGAAGTTCTGATTGTTTTGCTTTGACTCTTTTCTCAGGTCCACCAGTTGCCTGATCGATTGCATAATTACCACCCATGAAAGTACCGCCACCTATTACAGCGACGGCAGTTCCTGTTGATGTTATTTTTTGTAAGTCCACTAGAAAGGCATGCCTGGAACAGGAAGTCCTAAACCACCAGAATCTGAAGCAGGAAGACCTACATCACCAGTAAGAGCACCACCTATAGCACCACCACCCATATTACTCATTACCGATTCTATAGCTTCTTTTTTAAGATTCTCAATGATTGCATCTTTGTTTATATAAACGTATGATCCTACGCCTATAATACCAGCGAGTGTTACTCCTGATGCAATACTAATAACATTAGCAATAGTATTAAAACTAAATTTTGATTTACAAGACATGATTTTAAAGTTTGTAAGGTTTATCGTCAGTGGTAATTTTAAGAGGTGCTTGTTCAACACGAATTGTTTGAACAGGACCAGCAGGAGCTTTTGCTAAAATAGCTTCAATATCCTTTGCAGTAACAGGAGGAGGACCACCATTTGCTCCATTACCATTACCATTCATCTTCATTGTTCCATCACCCTTTTTGGATGCAGTCTGAATGCCAAAACTAGCCAGAACGCCTGTAAAAACTGAAGCTATAAATGTTGGATCTATTTTCTGTTGAGGGACGCCAGGTATGGCCACGTAGTTTAAAGTCAAAATTCCGCCACTCCAAACCAACACGCCGAGACGTACAAATGTACTAATGATAGCAGCTTGTTCATCTTCGTCTGGAAGAATCTTATCTTTCAGTCTACCAAGAGGGCCTTTCTTTTCCTCTTTAATTTCTTCTTTTAATTCATCAGTCATCTAACTTCCCCTTTTTGAGTAGTTTTTGTAATTCAGCAGTTGACCCAACAAAAAGTGCATTTGTTACATTATTTGGCCCCTTATCTTTAGGTTCCTTTATGTCTTTAACCTTTTTCTGTAGGTCTAATAATTTATCTGTGGCATCAGCCACACTTTTTATTATCTGACCAGTAACTTCATAAGCTCTGGCAGATCCACTCTCTTGCGAGATTTCCATAATACCATCAATAGCCTCTTGACCTTTCTCTATTAATGAATAAAGATTGCCACGAGTGTACTCATAATCACGATCAAGATCATCCTTCTCGTATTTAACAGATTTGACATCTTCAATCTCAATTGGTTCGGATTTATCCGTTACAATTTCAAGAGCATCATCAATTTCATCAAATTTCATTTTTTAAACATCCTTACCCTGTGATGGGGAATAAGTCTTATAATCCTCAAAGAAGGAAGACATTTCATTGAATCCAAAGTCATCACCAGAAGCGATAAGTGCATCATCACCTGCAAGTGGTAATGTAGCATCTCTAGATCCACTGATTATATCTATAGTAGAACCATCCGCATGATCAATAACATTAGTTCCATCAACACCTCTGTATACGGTAAGTTCATTTCCACTAATGGACTTAATTTGCATATTCTCACCACTAATAGTGATGTAATCATCTACAGAGAAGTTAGCAGAACTATTAACAGAAAGTACTGTTTGTTCTGCGGCTAATGCCTTATTAATTGCATTAGTATTATCATCATTATAATCTTTAGTTGCTCTTGGAGTTGCAGAATATCTTTGTACACGTTTTGCAGTTACTCTATTAGTATCAGTAAAGTAATCAACATTAACTTTCTTAATAAGACCATCTGGATTATCAGCAACAGCACCAAATAAGTAAACCTTGGCACTAAATTGCATAGTTGTAATCATTGCACGACGATTATCAAAACTACCTTCATAATCGTCACTCATATTAATACTTTCAAGAATTATTGGTATATCTCTCTTTTCATTAATTGAGGAAATAAGATTAAGTGTAATGTTAAGACCTGGCTGAAAATATGGAAGTATCTGTTCCATTATTTGTAACATGTCATCATTCAACTTAGTTGCAATACTAAGCATAAATCCAACATTATATGGAACGGGCATAAAAACTTTTTTTACATTATCTGTATTACCACTCTTAAATGTTTGAGTTATAGATGCTTTGCGTGATGGGTCATAATTAAGATTTGTCATCTCAAATGACATACGAGGTAAAGTAATAGCAGGTCTACCTTGTATTGTTGGTTGTTGTTCTATCTTTGCAAGAAACTTCTGCATTGGTCCATATGCCAATGGAACCTTCATTCTACTTACTTCTCCACCAGAGTCATTATCATGTCTAATTTCAATTCCATTAAAAAGTGTTCCAAAACCAATAACAGTCTTTCTTAGAATTTCATGATAGAAGTATTGACCTAACATTTTTTTTACCTGTCTTTAAGTTGTTCAGATCCACCCACAGCAAATGGATTGTATTTAGAAGTTGCAATCTCATATGCTTTATGATGTACAGATTTCTCTTTTTCTATTTCGTCACTTTCATCAGGTTTTTCAGTAAACCAATCAGCAACTTCTTCTTCTGCTCTTGGATTCATAGATTCTAATTCTTTCATTTTTTCTGGGGGTGCATATCTATTAGTGCCATTTGCATTAGGCCATGAATCATATGGGTGTGATGGTTCTCCAAGTTCAGGGAGATAGTAATCGTCGTATGTCATATCTTATTTAGAAAGAACCAAATGGATTTGTCTCAGAAAAATCAACCAAACCACTATCGGCTTCATTTTCTATGACAATATTTTCTGCAAATGCATCATATTGATCATCCAATCCAATCTTATATATTGTATAAGTTGCAGTTGATCCCATGCCTGGGAATTCACCAGTAGTTGCAGATCCAACAATAACTTCATTCAATGCAAAATTACCTGCAACATGCCCAATTTTAAGTATATTTGTATCAGCATCCCAATTCTTAACTCTTGCTGTAGTAAGTGAACTTTGACCTCTAATCATTTCATTCAAGAAGAAATTACCAGTTCCCATACCTACAGATCCTGGCGACTGAATAGTTACAATAGGAGCAACTGTATATCCAAAACCAGCATTAGTAAATCTAACATCCATTACAGTTCCAGCAGCACCTACTGTTGCAACAGCGGTTGCATTTGCAGACGCAACACCAACTGGAGAAGTACTAATTGCAACAGTAGGTGTATGTGCATACTTACTACCACCAGCCTGAGTACCATCTCTTAATATCCTAACAACATTAGTACCAATACCAGCTCTTGCAATAGCACCAGAACCACCAGCACCACTTATGGTAACAGTAGGTGATTGGGTATAACCATATCCACTATTTGTTATTACAATCTCTTTAACCGAGAATGAAGTAGATCCAGCACCTATTGCAGTAGTAATAGCTACAGCAGTTGCATTTGCAGCTGAACCTCCATGTGGTGAAGTACTAATTGCAACAACAGGTGGACTTGAATATCCAAAACCATCATTAATTAATGTAATTGTATTCACACCATTATTAGTGCTTATACCAGTATAATATAATGCAGTTGCACCATATCCAGCAAGAGTTAATGTTGCAATATATCCTTCATCCTCAAGATTATCATCAATATCAACGACACCAGTATCAATAATTTCATCACTAACTTCAAACAATTCACATTTAAGTTCATACATATAAAGTTTTCCAAGTTGGTAGAAAGGTTGTTCATGTTCTACAAACTTAATCTCAAAAAGACTATCTGATAATGGAAAATATATTAAATCTCCTTCTTTTGGTCTAGATGTTAATTTAGTATCACCATCACCATCTGTATAAAAACTAGATATAAAATCTTCATACCTTTCCTTAGAGATAACAAGGGTTAATTCATCAGTGGTTCTTACACCAAACTTTGTCATCAAATCTCCAGAACCAGCAAACCCTTCATAATTCTGAACATAAGCTTCAAATGCAAAACTATCATCAAATTTCGCAACAATATTTTCTCGCATTATTGTATCACTACCTATAAACTTTCTAGGCATGTAATATACTTCTACACCATAAATCTTCAATTGTTCATTGATAAGATCTTGAACTAATCTCTGCTCAGATGCAGATCCTTGTAGAAAGAAAGGATTTAAAGCCATTAGCCTATCAAGTCCAGAGGTGGAAGTTCGTAATCAGTTGACATTCTTTGTCTTAACTCAGCTAATTCAGTATTAGCATCTTCATATATCTGACGACCATTTAATTCAACACCGCCAGGAAGTTTAACTCCTTGGAATTTAGTGAGATTCTGACCCCATTGTTTCTTAATTAAGGAAGTTATATACCTCTTCAAGAAACTATCATTAAAAACTTTTGTATTTTCACTAGGATCTAACACTCGGTAACAATCAATAACTAAGAATTGGTCTGGTGTTGCATCTTTCCAATTCATATCAATATAAAGTCTATTTCCTCTCTTATTATATCTAATCTTTTTATCTGGACTAATTAAGAATTGAATGGTCTCAAGATATTGTTTAACCATTGAATAGTTAAGTAGTTCAATAGAACTAAAATTATAAACATCATTTAAGAATATCTGATAAGATATACTGAACATATTCTGGGAAATAGTATTATCATCAAATCTGAAAATACCATTAATTCCTATAATATGATCTGGTATTTCAATATAATTTCTCTGTTCTGTAAATTCTGTTCTTGTACTTATAAAGTGTGTTGCACCAGCACCTACTGCAGTTATATCAAGTGCAGTACCATTTGTTGCATCAGCAGCAGTTGCAGCAAATCTAATCTCGTTTCTATTATCTGCAATAGCCCAAAGTTTTTGACTATCAGTACCAATTCCTAATGCAGTAGTAACACCAACACTATTTAAAGTCGCACTTGCAATTGCAATAGTAGTATTGCCTGGTCCAAAACTATATTCTATTGGTGAACCAGTAACTAATCCATGATTAGGTATAACAACATTATTTGCACTAACACTTACAGTAGCTGCTGAACTACCATTAAAAACACTAGATGATATACCAGTTGTTGCTACAGTCTGTTCTCTAGCAGCATCAATCATATCCTGACTGAGTTTGTGTTTGAGATACATTTTCTCAACACCATCAAAATGTCTTTCATGAAAAAATTGAACTGCATCATCTACTGCATCTTCAATTTGATCTTCATCAACATTAATTTCCAATACAGGTTCACCTAACTGTCTTAAACAGTAATCAATTAATTCTTGTCGTGAACTAGGTTTGGCCATGAATATACACTAGCTTTTACTTATTTATCGGTTTGGGTTTGGTCGTTTTATTGACTGACTGTTGTGCAAGAGCTTTTTTAGCTTCACCATAATCAGTCTCTAATTGATCTATTGTTTCTTGAAGTGTTCTTGATTTAGCCTCAAGTAATAAGTTTTCTTTTGTTAATGCATTAACTTTTGCAAGAGTTAATTCGAGTAGAATGTTAAAATTAATTTCGTTAGAATGTGCCACAGTCAATTGTCGAAGTCCAAGTCGGGACACCGTTGGTGTCAGTAGTTAAAATTTTAAATGAAGTTGTAACAGAGTTACTAGGATTTATGGTAGAGGTCACTTGACCAGCAGCATTAAAGTATGCAACTCCATTGGTATTAGTACCAGCAGAGAAGATCATAGATGCAACTGTTGATACACCAGTTACTATTAAAGTATCTGATTGTGTAGTACCAGTTACGTCAATACCGTAAGCTGTAGTATCTAGTTTTTTAGCACTATCAAAATATAGTTGATTAGCTCCATCAGCAACAAACTGAGATAATACTTCACCCGTACCCTGTTTTCTAAGAATAATATGATTTGAATCAATATATAAAGCACCTGTACCTGAATCTTCAATAAAAGAGTTAGACCCATTATGTGAAATGCTTAGATCATTTCCATCGCCAAATGTTGCCTTTGTATTATCAGAGAATGCTAACCTATCACTAGCATGTTGCCATTCAACATCTCTTCCAGCATTAGTTGCGTTGTCAAGTAATAATTTGTCGTTAAGTGTAACGCCGTCTGTAGTTGTAGCTAATTTTTTAACATTATCAAAATACAATTCAACAGCATTATCTGTTTTTGCAACAATTGCATTATCAGTACCAAGTCTTACGTAAATATCACCAGTACCACCAGCTTTCCTGTCTATGTAAGAATGGCTACCATTATGATAAATTTCTAAGTCATTTGTATCTCCAAATCTTGCAAATGCATTATCTTGGAATTCTAATGCATTATCAGACTTATCCCATACTACATTCTTTGATGTGCCAGTGAAAGTTACATCACCATCATGAGTCGCACCATCGTCAACGTGAACACCTGTTACGTTTGTTCCTGTTGCAGTAGTTTGGAAAACGTTTACATTATTATGATAGAGTTGTACTTGGGCATCAGGAACACAGTAAATAGAATTCTCACCTTGCTTTGCTGATAGTATTAAATCTCCACCACCACTATTATCAATTGTTAATGCACCAGTAGTGTTTCTTATGTGGCTATTTGTGCCATTATGATATATGGAAAGATCGTCAGAATTACCGATCATCAACTTAACACTATCTTTAATATCAAGAGTTCCTTCAGAAGAATCCCAAACGATATTCTCACCAGATGTAGAACCTGTAAAAGTTACATCAGCACCAGCAGAAACAGTTGCACCATCATGAACCTGTAAGGTATCAATTGCTGCAGTTCCATCAATATATAAATTTTTCCATTCCTGATCACTTGCACCTAAATCTTGACCATTATCTGCAACTGGTAGTAAGTTTTGGTTTGATGTAAATGCAGTCTTAGAATGTAAGTAAAGAATCTCTTTATCACCATCACTACCACCATGAACAAAATATCCACAACCATTTGCGGTAGTATTGCTTGCAGTAGAGGTAGATCCTACACCAACCTTATTGTCCTGTACATCTAGCCGTACGGTGTTTAAAATCGTCTCAGTACCGTCTACAGTAAGATTACCTATAATGTGACAGTTATTCGCAACTGTTAGCCCACCACCCACTCTAACGTCTGTGGCGAGTCCTACAGTGATCTTATTATTAGTTAAGGTAGTTTTAGTCTCATTATCGGTTGCAGCGATTGTAAGAACGTCTGGTAGAAGTTCTACTGCATCAGTAGATGCATAACCTGCACTGATAACCAATGTGCCTGGAACATCTTCAAATGCAAGTTGTCCATTGGCATCAGAAATTAGAATCTGATCATTTGCACCACGTGCTACAGGGAATCTATAATTTGTTGCTCCACTACCAAGATGGAATGAAGTAGTAAATGTTGCACCAGTACCAACAGTATGTGTTGAACTATTATGAGTACTAGTGAAAGTAGTTACAACACCAGCAACTGCACGTAGATTTGCTCCTGCATCAAGATCAGTTGCATCAACTCTACCAACTACATTTAAGACATTAGATCCATATGTAAAATTAGCATGATCAACTAATTCTTTAGAAGATCCAACAAAAGGAACACGAGTTGCTGTCAGATTACTTATTATTGGAGTTCCAGTTATAGTAACTCCTGTTGCAGTAGTTTCGAGCTTATTATTGTTATTATGGAATAATTTTACATCAGCTCCATTATCTGCAGATATTAAAGTTTCATCTGCTGCCCCATTATATACTTTAAATGCATTAGTATTGAGTGATATTGCAGATGTATCTGTAATCTTTAGATCACCTGTTGTGTTGTTTATAAAACCATGACTTGCATCATGATAAATCTGAATTGAATCACCATTACCAAATGTAGCTTTATTATTATCTTTAAATTGAATCTTACTTGCAGATTGATCAAAGGTAATATCATTAGTTGCAGAATTAAATACTACATCTGCACCAAAATCAACTGTACCATTAGCATCAATTGCACCATTAGTTGTTGTAACACCAGCTACTGTTAGACCATCACTTAAAGTTAAATCTGTAACAACTGTTGTTCTAGAATTAATTGTAAGGAGATCTGTAATTGCATTACCAAGTGTAGTATTACCATTAAGGTTAACACCTTGAGCAAAAGTAGTAACACCAGTTACATTAAGATTTTGTGTTACTGCATCAGTTATATCCGTTCTTGTAATTGTAGATATACCTGCAATCCTTATTCCATCTAAATTTGCATTTGAATCAACAATCAATGCAGAATTTACATTTACTTGGCCTGGAGTATGATCAATAAGTTTGTATATGTATTCTCCACCAATTTCTACAGGGTTTCCTGCAACATTACCAATAAACAATCTTCCCGCTTTATTCCCAGAATTACCAGCGGTTCCCTGTTCCACAGTTGCTGCTAATTCTCCAAATTCCAAAGAACTAGGAGCAGCCGCACCAGTAGATCTATGTATCCTAATCTTACTGGCCATTAGAACGAACCTCCATTAACGTCTAAATTTTTTGTATTTGTTGGTGTCAATTCTAAAGTTGCAACCCAGTTACTGGTTGTGGCATCATAAACTAAAACTGCACCATTTTCTAGAGAAGTAACATCAGTATCCCCAAGACTGCCTAATGTTCCACCACTAGCACCAGAAGATGTTGTTGGAACTTTTACACCAGTTTGTTGACCAACTCTAACTTTAACATTAGAATCATTGTTAACACTTACTTTTATACCCATAGTTAAATCCTTGTAGCTCCTTCTCTAACTAGAGCGGATCCTTCTACGATCCTTGTTTTCAATCCACCAGAATCAGTAATGAGAACATCATAAATGTAACGACCAGCTTTAATACCAGCTGTTACTGCATCAGTCATAGTTATTTTTACTATACCAGCAGAGGTATCTGTAAAAGTTACTGTAAAATCATACTTCGTCTTACTAGAAGCATGTTTACGAAGTTGTGCTGCCCCAGTATATCCAGTAAGATCTAAAGCAGAATCAGATGCATCACTCTCAAGATTGAATGTTTGTGTGAAATCCGTCCCTTGATCTATTACTAAATTTACAACATATACAGCCATTATTTAAGATGTAGTTTCGTCTAGATATATTTATCTAATTATAACTTGTCAATTATCTTGTTAAGAAGAGACTTTATCTCTCCAACATCACCCTCCAATTTATCAATTCTTTCTATTTCACGAAGTTTTTGTTCTCTTCTAGTCTTATATGCAAGATATCCAGATCTATCAGTATTGATAATAGCCTGACTATCCATATCTCTATAAAGTTCATTTGAACCTTCAACTTGTTTAAAACTCATTATGCTAATGCTATTGTTCTAAAATCTTTAATACGAGGTACAATTGCTTGATTAGTAGATGTCAATATAACTTTAATTTGGAATCCGTGGAATTCTGGTAAATCATTTGCAGTAAATTGATAGTCTCTAAATTCATCTATTGTTCTAGAAGAAGGAACTTTCCTATCTGGTGTACCATCACTATTTGCAGCATTTCGTAGTTCATCTCCAAATCCATCACCAGTTGTATCTTTTAAATTACTAAAGCCAGGGAATAATATAAATGGTTCTTCATTAGATGGAACATCAGCTCTAAGTATACGATATAATACTCTAATATCATTACTAACATGATTGAAGGCTGCAAATCTAGTTTGTAAAGAAGTTGCAGGATTTTCTAAGGAAACACGTTTAGTTATATAAATCGCAGAGGTTGGATCGTTAACTAAACTATTAACTCTACTATCACCCTTATAATCTGTTATTGGATTATCTACTCTATTTGTAGTAGTAATTATACCAAATCTATCCGTATCAATCATAGGTGATACATGTTGATCATTGGATGTTAATACTAACTCTGTAGTAAATGATTTACTACCAGGCAATGCAGTTAAATTATTTTGTTCATTAATCTTAGAAGCAATTATTCTAGGAGAGTCAAAGTAATTAACACCATTCAATGCAATATCAGAGAATCCTTCATCTGCAAATGAAACTTCAGTACCATTAGCACTAGTTCCAGTAACTGTTCTAACTCTACCACTTAACTGAGTATCAACAGGAGTTAAGAATTCTACCAGTGGTGTTATTGCTTCAAATTGAATATTTTGAGTTGCTCTTGTAAGTTCACCACCATCTAATAATGTTTTATCAATTCTTAATGGTATAGTAGAACTACTTCCATCTCTGGTTGTACCATTACCATTAGCACTAACATCAATTTTAATATGATAACTATCAAGATCGGGTGCAATACTAGATTGTGATAATAAATGAGTTTTGTTAATTCTCCTCAATGAAATACCTGCAGTTTGATATTTGCGTACCTTAGTAGCAGCATCATGTGTTGCAGCAACACTATTATCTATAGCTCTTGTAATACCAGTAAGTTGTTTTGGAGTAGTACTGGAATTAGTTCCTGTATACTTAATAACTTCATCACCAATTTGAATATAGCCTGGGTTTGAAGTACTAACCGCAAGACCTTCAAAATCTCCCAAATTAGCTACACTATCAACTTTAATAGCAGAAGTTGCACTATTTGAATATTTTTGACTTAATGTTGTTACTGTATTGATACCTACTGCATCAGAAATAGTAACTCTATTATTTGCAGCGTGCATACCATGATTTCTATGGAAGACTTTAATATGCAATCCATCTTTATCAGAAGATACTGTATTAACAGTAGATGGTACACTATTAGAGATTGCTGAACCCGCTTTAGTTAATGTATTAGTAGTATCAAATGTTCCTTGAACTTCATGTAAAAGTAAACTATTAATATTAGATACTGCACCAACTGTAAATCTCAAACCAGTACCAGTATCACCCACAGTTGCACCAAGAACATCACCAGTTTTGTATCCAGAACCAGCTGTTGTAACAGTTATACTACCTACAGTTGAAGGAGTTCCACTAATAACTATAGTAGCAACTCCACCACTACCATTACCAGTAATGCTGGTAAGAGGTCTGCTAGTATACGTAGCATTTACAAGTCCAACACCAGAATTAGTTTGATGAGTTGCCGTTGCAAGAGGTCCAAGCAATGCTGTTACCTTACCATTAGCACTAGTATTATTAGTCTGAGACAATAAATCACCAACATTAATTCCAGTTACATTACCTGCACATTTGATATTTACTTCATTAGATTTTAATAATAATGGATTTCTTCTAAGAATAGGTCTTTCCATTTCACCAACACCTAATTCTGGATTATAAAGTTTTAATATGCCTGGGCCAGAAACAAACTTACATCTGTTAAGTCTAAATTTAAGATCTTCATATTGGCTTGGAGTCCATGTTGCACCATTCTGTGATTTAAAGAATGATCCTAGATGTGGTTGAGAAGAAACAATTCTTCTTTCACTTTCTTCAAGATTTATATCTCTCAAATCTTCTTCTGACATTCTAGCAATATAAACATGATAATTAATAGATTGTGCTAATAATACAATTGCATAATCTTTAGATTGTCCTTCAAGGAATACTGGTGATGGGAAAGTAAATCTAGTATAAGATTCATCAACACCTGTTTCGGATATATTGACAAATTCTGGATCTAATGTAACTTCACCAAATGATACAATACCTTGTGTTGGTAATCCAGTACGCATTGTTCTTATTTGAAGAGTTACTGGAACTTTCACATCTTTTGTCTTAAACCAAATATCAACAGACTCAAGGAATATACCATTTGTTTCTTTAACTTCAAATGATTGTGCTAATGGATCATTATCATCCTCTTCAAATCTAACTCTCTCTTCAAAAGATTCTGTCGTGTATGTTCTAGAACTACTAGAAGTTGTTGTTTTATCATCAGTTACAGTTCTTTGTGATACCTCAGCATTTCTAATCATCATAATATCTTCTTGAACCGTATCAGTAGTTCCTTCAGCACGGAAATTAGCTTGACATACAGATGGTTTATCAAGTGGACTGCGAGAATCTGTAATACTACTACTCAATCTAAATGTCTTAGTTCCTGTTGTAAATTCTGGAGCTGATATATGACTAGGATTAGGAACAAACAATGATCCAATCAAAGCACCTTTTTCATCAGTAATCAATCTGGTATCAGTTACAGTAGCTTCAGCACCACTTGTTAGACCTAAGAGTTTCATATCCTTAGAAATTCTACCAAAATAAGCACCCAGAACTTTTTGTTGTAATGATCCAGTATCCATATTAAGAACACTACTAGTTGCAGAATAACTAGAACTTATTCCTGTAGTAGATGCATATGGATTTACTGCATAAGTAATTCTTGGATCATTATATGATCCAAATTTATGATCTGGTTGTGCAACTCTAAAACTAATTCTTGGTGCTGAAGAATTTTTTATTGAATCTCCAGAAGTTCCAACAACTTGTTCACCAACTTGGAATACTCCATTATCCATACTAATTTCAATTAATTTAGGAGTTATGTATTGTTCAACATTTTGCCCATCAAAAAATGGATAGAATCTAGTGCCTGGTTGTATTCTAGTTGCAACAAATTCAATATTCCTAGATCTCATATAAGGAATTGTCTCACGACTAACAAGTTTATCTCCAAGACTTTGTTCATCTATTCTAGCATCTACCTTAAATTGAATACCACTTCTTGACATTCCAGTATCTACTGTAATAGTTTCTTCAAATGTATCTGTAATTGTAGCTCTAGATGTAGTAAACGTTCCCCAATCATTATTCTGAGTTCCTCGACTCCTACCAGTTTGTTTAAAACCACTATTTGTTGTTCCCTTATGTTGAGTATCACTACTAGTTGATGACCATACCGTTTCCCATTCCCCCCAATCAGCAGGACTAAATCCAGTATTTGGATCTATTTTCAAATTATCTAATGTTTTTTGATAATCACCTTCAACTTCAACAACATTAGTTTTAAGTCTTTTTTCATCAAGCCAAACATCACTACTTGGATTCAACTCTACTCCACCAACCCATGTAATTGATGCAAATGGATTAACGTTTTCCCATCTAGTCGCAAATTTTTGTTCGATATATGTTTCTGAAGTATAATCTAATGTTATTAAATCTCCAGTACGTTTTAATGCATTTGATTGTAAATCACTAACTTGTGTTAGATCTGCATTTGGATCGGAATTTGTTCCAATACCAATAACTTGTTCAGAACCGAGAAGAAGATCAAGACCATGAGTATAATGAGTTGGTCTCAATTCCCCTCTAGCTTTATCGATAGAAGCTCTAAAGTTTGGATGTCCTACAGCATGAGCTCCATGACTTCTAAAATTATCAACAAAAAATCCAGACTTAAATCTATTATCTCCAGTCTTAGCATCTACAATAGTGAGACTAGAAGTATCTGTTTCTAATAATGATAATTGTGTATAAAATTCTACATTCTTCAATCTATTTTCCAATCTAGCAATATCCGACATAGTATATCTTTTATGTCTAGCAAGAAGTACTTTAGAACTACCAGCTCGACGTATATATGGATTATTACTAATAGTAGCAACTATGAATGATCCAGCTGGATCTGCTGGAGGTACTACATCCTCTACAGGAGCTGAAGCACCTTTCTTTAATTCAAAATTACCATCTTTATCAAGATATATTTTATCAATTCTTGAGAGATAATGTGAATATGTAAGAGACATTGACTCATCACCAACAATAATAGATGGTTTAACTCCACCCACAGCAAATGTGCGATTATCATAATCAAATGGTGAAATTGATGTACTTACAGGTGTAGATGAAACTCTAGGTCTAACATCAATAAAATCAGAAACTGGAATTCCACTAAAAGTAGGTATATCGAATTCAAAATTATCTGCAGAGTAACTGTTAACAGTTGCAAAATCACCAACTTCACCATCTAATGTGTAATTATCAAATACAACAGTTAATCTTTTTGATGGAGTACTACTATCATCCTTTCTTATTATTCTAGCGAAATCATATAATTCAGGTCTTTGGCCATTATCAAATTGGAAATTGTCCACAATATCAGAATCACCATCAACAGTTGAACTGACCAAACCATCTATTCCAGAAGACTGGAATGTTACAGTTTCATCTTTAATAAATTCTAAATCATTAACATATACAACATCTACAGTTGCGGTGGCAGAATTAACAACTCTAGCCGCTGCACCAGATGTATTACCAATTAATACTTCACCTTGAATCGTATCAGTTAAATCTGCAGATCTATTTGTAAGTGTAACTGTAGGAAGAGATGGATCTCCTGCAGTACTTGATTCAAAAATAGCATGAACTCTTACACCATCAGGTACATATAAACATATTTCTTTATCTTCTACTCTATTTCCATATACAGAATTAGCTGTTACACCATTTTGAGCTACAGTAACACCTTGAGTTTTATTAATAGTTATTGTATTACATCTATTTAAAGTCTTATTTTGAGATTTAATTATAGTTTTCTTTATTGTGGCAACAAGAACACCCTTTGTACTGTTACTAATACCAGCAAATTTTAATGTAAGTGTTTTATATGTAGCATTAAATGATAAATTACCAGAACGTAAAGAATAGATACTTCCATCAGAAAAACTAACATTATACTTTTCTTCATCAAATGGTTCAAAATATTCATTATCTTCGGTTAATGTAATTGTAGCTGTATTACTAGATACCGTAAATGTATAATTTTTTCTTACTAATATCTCAGAAGCACTTAAATCAACTTTAGATATAAAAGGTTCTGGTAAATCGGATATAAGACCTGTATTACTTGGGTTAAGTAATCGTGGTCTAACAATGACAAAACGGGTAGAAGTACCAGTAGATGAAACTAATTCTTTTTGACAAACTCCAGCAACATCTGCAGCTAATGCAGCGATTGTAATAGTAGCACCAGTACTTGCAACTGCAGTAACTCTGTTATATGTTGGATCTGATTCTCCTGTTTTTTGATATCTTACAATATCACCAATCTTAACACCACTTGAAAATCTCTGGCCACCTACACTGACAACACCATTTGTATGGTTAATAGTAAACTCAGTTCCTCTTGGAGCAGGGAATAAGAATCTAGAAAGATCAGTATCAGCATTAAATTTATAAGTTGTAGAATCTAATGTATAAGATTGATATACAGATTTAACATCATCAAAAGAATATTCTGTAACTGTAGCAATAGTTTGATTGGATTTAACACCATTAACTATAATGGCTTCATTTGTTATAAAAGTACCATTGGTTGATGTTAAACTTATAGAAGCACCACTAGCTGCAGATTTTAAATATCCTCTTGCACCAGTATTAGCCCCTTCAATCAAAGACCCTTCAATTGCAGTAAGTGATGAACTTAATGTTAAACTTGTATATGTTTGTATATCCCACAAAAATAATTCATATTTTGTAGATGCATCAGAATATCTCTCAGCTTCCAACTTAAAGTCATATACTCTGGCTACGCCAATCTCACTACCAGCAGCATTCGCATGAGTACCTCCAGTTCTTTGGTCTCTTAAACTAACAGTTGCATTAGTACCAAGAGTTGTATTTGGTGCCCCATATACACGATTAAGCATTACTGAAGAAGTTTTATCAAAAACAAATGATTGTTTTTTTAATTCTCTAACTTCTCTTGGTTTTTCTACATCTAAAAAAGTATTACCAGTTCTTGTTACTTCATATCCTCTTACATAAGCTTTACCAGGCTCAAGCTGGTATATCATAGTATCACTACTTGGAGTATTTCCTTGTTGAGTTTTTTGATTGTCAAAATAAACACCATTATTTCCTTGTCTATCATTCAAAGACTCTCTAACATTTAATGCAAATGGTTTTACATAATAATTACCACTTTCATCATACGTTCTTCTAGCAAATTCATCAGATAATATATTGTAATCGGTCTTTTCGACCATTTTCTCTTTAGCACCTTGATTTAATCTCAATAATTCAACGAAATTAGCATCAGATATATCATCTAAATCCTTTTTAATTAATGTTGTTGTTATCTGAAATCTATCAGCGCCAGGAGCTGCAAAGTTTGAAAATCCAGCTGCATTATCAAACAAAGTGGAATCACTAAATGCGGTTACAATATTTTCATCAAGATATAAACCAATTCTTCCTGAAGGTGAATTACTATATTGATCTATAATAATAGTTTGTTTAGTTATATTAAGAAAATATCCACGAATAAAATATACTCCATCCGCAATAGTACATGCAGATCCAATAGATGTTGCATTTAATGGTATAGCAGTAGCAAATGGATTTGTTGCAATAATACGAGAATTGCCATATTCAATATCAGAATCTGGAACTACAAAATTTTCCCCATCGACAAATTCAACCGTTTTAAAATCATCACCAGCTTTAGAATATTTTATATAAAGTGTATTATGTCCTCTATCAGATGTTGTTGATAGAATATAATTAACAACTTCCGCCTCTACACCCGATGTTTCACCTTTAATTGTTTTACCAACTAATTTATCAAGATATTCAGAAATTGGAATACCTAAAAATGTATCCTCTAATTCAACTGCATAATACTTAGCATCATATCCTATACCGCCTGGAATCACCATCGAACCTTCTTTAAAGAAGTGTTGTCCGAATTTCTCCATTTGGTTTTGGAGAATAGTTTGTAATTGGGTTAATTCCCTAGCCTGAACGGGGCTACCTGGCTTAAATAGAACTCGTTTAAAGTTCTTATCTTCATTAAAATCATCAAAATACGGAGAAACGTTCAGATTGGTCTCTTGAGGCATTTTCTTAGAACTCTAATACGATTTTTACATCTTCTTTCTGGGTAGCACTACGTTGTATTGCGGCCCTGTTATCTATGTATAAGACTTCACCAGAATATTTTTTAACTTCTGGTGGTGCAACACCTTTAGTAAAGGCTTGACCTAATGAAACACTAGCTCCATTTATAGTCACAGAATTACCAGTAAATGCATCATCTATCGATAAAGCATTACCAGATGTTTGTCCAGAAATGGTTAATTGATTTGATGTACCATCAAAATCAACCATCCTAAATCCAGTGGTAGTTGATCCAATACCAGTAGGTGTATATAATTTTAATACTGCACTAGTAGAATCCCAACTAGCAACATATCCAATAGCCGTAGATCCAACACCTATAGTTTGTGTAACTGGAGTATCAACAGTATAGATGGTATCAGCTATATTTCCTCCACTAATTGTCTTCAATTTAAGTGAAGTTAATGGAACTGCAGAATCTGAAGTTAATAAAGAACCTGCAATATTTGTTGGATTTTTAACAACACCAACTTGAGCAAAGTCATTTCCTACAATAAAATCAGGATTTGTAGTACTATTCTCAAATCTTGCATACATTAATACTCTAAAAGCACCAAGTTCACGATAAATATCATACCCATGTCCGCCTGGAGGTGGAATAACTACTTCAAATTCTGCAATAGAAGTTGTTCCTACACCAACAGCAGATAATCCAGTAATTGGCCCACCAGTTTCAGCGCCTGGAGCGCCAGGATAAAATTCAACAACTCCTCTACTATATCCAGTACCACCATTAGTAACAGTTATATCTGAAACTTTACCTTGAGAATTAACAGTTACTGAAGCTCTACCACCAGTACCATCTCCAAGTATGGGAATATTGTTAAAAGTAGTACCAATAGGTTGATATCCACCACCACCATTAATTACAACTGCAGTTTCAATCTTTCCACTTATTGCATTATCTTTTATATCACCACTTTCACCAGTTCCCCAAGATGTAGGAACAGGCATATAATCAATTGAATCAAATTTTATAATCTCTTTTGGTTTAATAGTATAAAGATACTTCCAAATATAACCATCACCACTAGTACCAGCAGCTCTTGGTTCTAAATCAACAAAATCTGGTTCGTCAAGTGACTGTCTACCTTGTGGGTTATCTGGAGTTTGACCATTATTAATACAAATATAAACTTTAAGATCACTATTTACAACATAATATTGTGCATCATAAAGATTAGTTGAAGAAGTTTTAGGACTTTGATTCTCTCTTGTATATGAATGTTTATACATTTCATATACTGTTCCTGAAGTCCATGTATACTTTTTAACCATCCTCTGTATATCATCAGAAGCCATCTTCTTCATACCAAGCATGGTATCCCACACATCATTGGATTCTTTAAATCCATCTTTAGGTGCAGGAGTATTAGTATTCCAATCTAAAGTTCCATATCCTTGTTCAACATCTTGATAATTAGAAAAACCAAGAAATGTATAATAATTATCAGTGCCACCAGATATACCAGCGACAAAATTCGCAGCATTTAATATTCTAAATTGATCTGAAATAATCGCAGGCATCTTACTAGACTATTTTTGTTTATTTATGTGTTTAATTACTGATTAGTTTAACTATTAGAACTAAGATCAGAATATTCGAGAGCTATAGGTGAAACTCTTGAAACTGTAGGACCAGTGGATATACCAGAATATCCATTATTTGTATTAACAGTAAATGCTGAAGGAGTTGATGATCTTGTAAAATTATACAATTTACTCCAACTATATTCACCTAAATTAGTTGACATACTACGAGCAATACCAACATTTCCACCAGATACTGCTGTTACATTTGCAACAGAACTAACATTAGTAGATACTGTTAATACTCCCCCAGAAGAACTAACGGCTTCAACTTTATATATACCATCTGCATAAGCATCACCAACACCAATTGTATTTCCACTTCCATCAGTAGCAGTTAATCCTCCAGAAGGTCCAAATCTAGTACCTTTAAGTACAAAATAATCACCAACTACTAATTGAGATGCACTCTTATTACCAAAAGCGGTTTGATTTATAAATGGAGATGCATCCAACCCAAGAATTAATGTTGGACGACTATTAACTCCTGATGTTTGTTTAGCAACAGAAACGACTGTTCCATAATCACCTTTAATTTCACAATTAGTTATTCTCTCACGAGTAACTGTTTGTGTGGAGAATAATATATTAGGTGGATTAGTTGAATCATAACCAAATCCAGCATTTGTAATAGTTGCTCCTGTAACAGTACCAGCAGCACTCACTGTTGTGGTAGCAGTCGCTTTAGTAACTTCAAATTGACTGTAATGTATATTTGAACTCACACCAACAGCAACTAATTTATTATCCCCATATGCAAGACCATTTATCACAACACCAACTGGAGTTTCATCACTAGAAATCATATGTTTCTTATACCATTCAAACCCATTAACAGAATTTAATCCCATTCCATTTCCACCACCTGCATACCATACATTATCCTGATAACTAAGTGACCATAATGCAAATGTCGTACCAGATCCAACTACTTGCCAAGCAGAACCATCTTGTTCTTTAGTAGATCTAAACACTTTTCCACCAGCTCCAACAGCTATCCATTGATCATCAGCATATTCAATTGCATTAATATTAGTAGTAATAGTAGTTGTAGTAATACCAGACCAAACCTCACCGTTAGTGGATTTGTATATTGCACCATTATTACCTACTGCAATGAATGCTGGACCCACAGCATCTCCACTTTCTTTAACATAAGGAGAACGATATGCAATACCATTAAATTGTTGGTTTGCATATTTGTTAGCAACAACAAATGAAGTTGCAATACCAGATTGACCTGGCTCACTGTAAAGAATTGTACCAGCAGCACCAACAACAACAGCTCTTTCTTTATTTTCAGTTACAAGTTGATTTCCAACAATAGTTGATATTGGAACCACTCCTATAGCTGCAGCTCGCAAACTTTGAGATATATTCTCATCAGTATAAGATGGAATAAATCCAGTTTGTGTCTTTCTATAAATTCTAGTTGCAGTAAAGGAAGATGCTGCATTAGTACTAATACCAATAGTACCAGCTGCACCCACAACAACAATTGCAGTAGACATACCGACAACTCCATTCCATGTAGATGCTGTTACACTAGCAGAAGAAGTCCAAGTCTTTCCATCAGTTGATGTATGAATACCAGAAGTACTTCCAACAGCAACAAATATACCTTCTGGAGTATAATCAACCCCTTTGAAATTAACATCTGTTAATGGAGTACTCTTAGTCCAACTAGCACCAATCTCTGGAGTTTGTGTAACCTTAGAAGATATGGATATTGTAGGTGCAGAACCATATCCAGATCCAAAATCAGTTACTGTAATAGAATTAACAACTCCTCCAGAAGAAACACCAACAGTACCACGAGCAGTAGTAACATCATTTACATTCATCAATTCAACTAAGCCTGGAACTTTATCATTATTAGTTCTATTATCATATGCACTGAATATAGGCCATCCACTATCAAGATATATTGTTCCACTATTCGTTGCAACATTTTGAATAATATTTGAAACTGGTCTAAATTTACCAGTATAATTAGATCTTTCTTTGGAAATAGGAAGTCCATCAACAACAAGATCACTTTCTTGTTTCTTCCAAGCAGCTACTCTAACCAAACTACTATTAGTACTAATTCCACCACCACCATAAAGTGGTGTTTCTATCTTACTTACATCTGAAATATCAGATACAACACGATCAGATTGTCTAGGCCTATCACCACCTCGAAGTAATTGAACTTTATCGCCAACTTTAAAGGTTTTTACGGGGTTTAATGCTTCAATATCAGCATTACCACCTCTATAGAATAAAACTTGTAACTTACTTCCTTCTTTAGGAGCTTCAACAAAGTTTAATGTTGTACCACCTTCAAGACTATAGTTTTCTCCTGGCTTTTGTAACACATCATTCAAGAATATTAATAAGTTATTATCAGCATCAATAGATGTATCTAATGAAACTATAGTAACAATATCCTTAACACCAGTATTAACATTTAGTTTGGTGAGTAAGAATGATTTGGTATCATTATCGAATTGATCAGCAAAATTATCAAGAGTTACTAATTGACCAAAACTAAATCCAGCAAATTTATCAGTAATTGTTTTGTTTATTGTAAATGTAAGTGAACTTGTTGAAATACCTGGCTCAAATGGTATACCTTGTACAGTCAATACTTCACCATTCTTATAACCATAACCTCTATCAGTTATATCATAATCAATAACAGTTCCACCAGAACCAACTACAACACTAGCTTTAAATCCTTGACCAGTACCACCAGTAAATACCAAGTCACTATATCCTGTTGCAATACCAACTTTAATTATTGGTGGTACTGTAATTCCTGTACGTGGATATGAATGTTGAGTTGAATTACCATCCTTAGTACATGTAAATACGAAGGAATTATCATTAAGTCTTACATATGACGTAGCTTTTCTAATCTTATTAGCACTTTGTCCTGTTACAAATGTATGAGCACCTGTATAAGTAGAACCACCAACCCAAACTGTGAATGTATCATTATCAACCTTAGTAATCTTTATCCATTTTCCAAAAATAGGATCTGTCTTTCTTGGATAATAATGTGTAGTTGCATTACTATCTTTTGCACATGTTAATGGTATTCCACCTTCAAGAATATTAATTAAATCATTATTAACCAATCCATGACCTGTAGCCTTAACAGTTAAGATACCTGTTGATGGATTGTATGCAGTACCACTTATTGGTGTAAGAGTTCCTGCATTAGTTGCATGAGTCCAAGTACCAGATGCCTTAGTAAGTACCAAATCTCCAGAGTTTGGATCATATACTGCAGTACTAGGAGTAAATGCAGCAGTAGAACCAGAACCAGCAACAGCTGTTGTATCAGTAACTACTGAATTAGCACCTTTAACTGCACCAACATTAACTGTAATTGTTGTACCAGTCTTAGCAGTAATAGTAAGTGCTTGTCCTGATGCAGGATCACTTGATCTAGGATATGAATGATTAGTTGCATGATTGTCAGCATCACATGTAAATGTAACTGCACCATCTGCAAGTGTAACTTTATTACTTGTTGTTAAACTATGTGACCCAATAGTTAATACTAAATTTCCAGTTAAAGGATTATAAGTTGTACCAGATGCAGCAGTAAAGTTTCCACTTGCACCATTACTTGCAGTAATAGCATTTGTAACTCCACTCACAAACGTATGAGTACCACTATCACGTACAAAACTATGTTGATATCTTCCTTTAGGAAGTGCAGTCCCAACATTAATTGTTAATGTTGTTCCATCAGTAGAAACTACAGGAACATGTGTATTATATGCAGGATCTGATGATGAATATCCAGTACCACCACTTATAGTAGTAATACCAGTAATCATTCCAGCACTATTTCCAGTACCAACTGTTGCCTGTAGAACAGCAGCCGAACCAACACCTAATGGATTAAATACCTCAACATTAACTGATCCTGAGAAATATCCACGACCAGCACCAGTCATAGTTAAACTTTGTATTGAACCTGCAGCATTAATAACTGCAGTAGCGGCAGCAGCTCTCCTTGGTTGATATCCCTTACCAAAATTAACATCAAAATCTTCTACTTTACCACCTCTAGGGATAGTATAATTTGTAGTGATTCCAGTAAATGAAATTGATCCACCAATACCAACATTAGGATCATAAGATCTTGGTGTCATTACATAATCAATATCTGGTCTTTGGAATATGTTATTAATCAAGATAATACCATTATTAATAACCTGACCAGCACCACCAGTACCAGATACTGTAGTAACAATACCAGTTACATCTTCATCATTTTGAGTTAATGTGAATGTTCTTCCAGTCGCAACATTTCCAGTAAATTTATGTGATACATCATCAAAAATAAAGTTTCTAGTTACATCTTTCCTATTGAATATTCTGCCATGGAATGTTGATGATGTACTAATACCTGCAGATCCTGATGGGCCATATGGAGGAGTTGTAAGATGAAGTATACCATTAACAATATTAAAATCACCATCTTTTATTGTACATGTTGAACTAGTAGTATGTGCAGCTGCAGATGTACCTAAGAATCCACGTTCTACAGTACATACATTAGCTCCTCCAATACCAATTCCTTTAATCCTCATCAATTCATTACCTACACTAATAATATCATTAGCTCTTATAGATGTAATACCAGCAAGTGTAACGGAAGTTGCTGAATTACTAACATTACTAGCAAATGCAACACTAATAGCTTTCTTATAAAGTGGAGATTGAATAACACCATCAATTTCAATTAACGTTCTACTTTCTGGAGATGTAGGATTAAATGCATGATATGTTCCAGTTCCTACATTACGTAAAGTATAGGCATAATCTACTGGAGTAAGAGGATCACGAATTACCTTAAATGAATTATCAGAAGTTTTAAATACATATGCACTAGTAGGCATCGTAGGATTAGATGCAGTAGTGAATACATGAATACCAGCACCCACAGATGTTAAATTAATTGCAGTACCACCATTTGCATTGGAAGTATTTGTTGCAAGTTTAATTGTATTATTATTAACTCTAATAACAGAATAAGTTGTAGAATTGGTAAGACCACCAATTGCAGTAGAACCTGCAGTATATGTTAATGTATCTGCGGTACTTAAACCATGACCAATAATTTCAATCTGTTCTGTACCGATTGTTATATCAGTAGTAGCCACACGGAATGCAGTTGGATTAATACCAATACTTGTATTAGAACCAGGCACATATGTTATAGCTTCCCCAGTTTGTAATCCATGATTGATTGCAGTAAATACTGATTTTCCTATCGCTATAGTATCGGTATTACTAGGATCTATTATATTATGAAATACATTATTACCACCATTTTCTGTAGTGAGTACAAAAGTACTCAATCCGACAACTTTACCACCAATAACTGGTGTATTAATAGTTAATTCAAATGTATTCGTAGTCTTATTAGCGACTGTTAATACACCCCAATTAAATTTACTATTTGAAGTTGAAGCAGGATCTGATGTTCTTGGATATCTATGTTCTGTAGTATGATTATCTTTATCACATGTGAATGTTAAAGAATTATCAAGTATACTAACAGTAGCGCCATTAGAAAGTCCATGAGCATCAGCTTTAATCGTTAATACACCAGTAGTAGGTTCATAAGTTGTACCATTAGTAACAATAATAGTTCCATTACTTCCAACAGGAGCTCCTGTTATTATATTAATAGCGCCTGTACTTCCAGCACCTGCTGTTCTAATTTCATCTCTAACAAACTTATGAATACCAGAGAATGTTTCAGTTTTTCCATCAAATTGATTAGATAGATCATCAATTAAATTAACTTTAGCAGAACTAATACTTAAAAGATCAGTGAGTTTCTTATTTTGGAATGTAATAAACTTAGAATATCCACTAGCAATAGTTGTTTCTGTAGCAAAATCATAGTCATTCTTAACATAGAATGATTGTATATTATCAATACTTACTTGTAATCCAGTATCACTTTGTGGAGGCCTTGGAGATAAATCAGTACTCCTACCACTACCAGATGTTGGAAGTGACTTTATAACTAAATCTGAGAAATTCTTATATCCAGTAGGATGAACAATACTATCTACAGCATCACTGAAATCTTTTTCCTGAACTTCACTTTGAATTGAATATGAGAAATTTTGATAATAATCACTATCCTGTATTTTTTGGAAATCGTTATTTAATTTACCAGTATTTTTTTGGAATCCTTTAACTCTATCTGATTGATGTGATATTGTAAAATATCTCTCATAATAAGACGATTTAATAACTTTACCTTGAGCATTAGATATTCCACCGACAATAACATCACCTTTAAACGGATTTCTTGTCAATCCTCTTAATCTAAATGAATTTGTAGCTCTATCCCAACCTTCATTCATTACAATTACACCTTCAGCTGATCCGCCACCAAATGTAACATGTTCTCCTTCAATAAAATCTCTATGATCAAATCTAACGTTAAATGATGGTAAATCTTCTTTCTTAATAACTCTACCAGCACTATTGACTGGATCAAAAGTTCCACCCCAAGTACCAATACCTGCAATAGAATATTTTATCCAAGAATTAGCAATATTTCTCTCAGTAATAGTAAAATACTGATAATCATACATATCAGAATTATAACCAATCACTCTTCCTTCATTGTAAAATATTGGATTATCATTTTGAAATACTTCAACGTTTTCAACAAAAACTTGATCTCCAACTTCAAATGGGAAATTAGTACCCAATCTATGATTTTCAGCTCTCCAACCACCAAAAGGTTTCTTTATTTCAATTAAGGGTGATGTATTAGGATCTCCATTAGCTTCAATACACCTAGCAGTTACAACACCAACACCATTTGTATTGTTAATTGCAATAATTCTTGGTGGATTTGGAACATTACTAAATCCAGTTAAACTATCTTCTAAGATTTCAACAGATCCGATTGATGTACCCTCTAAATAAACTCTTGTTTTTGCAAATGGCCTATCTGGTAAAAATAAATCAGGTGCAGTACTATAATTTTTACCTGCAGTAACTATACCAATATGACCAATTACATAATTATTAACTACACTCACATTTGCATAAGTATCTGCTCTAGGACTTAATGTTTTATCTGTCGGATAATCATATCCAATTTTAGTAACTTCAGTGAAAGCTGGGAATCCAACATTATCATCAAGAATACGAACATCCGCATCTTTACCATTAGTTGATCTTATACTGGTTATGCCAGGATTTCTAACATATTCTCTGCCAGGAAAATCAATTTTAATTTCATTAATTCCACCTTTTGCGTTAGTTGATTTTGTTAGATATCTAAAAGTACTTACACCAGCAGTATTATATCTTTCTTTTTCTGGTTTTTCTGCAATCTGATAACTAAAAGCTGTATTACCCATACCAGTAGTTTTAATTCCAAAATTACCAGAATATCGACTAAGTTCTAATGATATTCTCGATCCATTAATAACTTGTGTGTCAGGATAACTATCCCTCTTTGTAACATCAATGTAATCACCAGCATTATTTTTTATACTTGGTGTTAATTTATACCACAATGGTAAAGGTACATTATTAGTAAGTTTAAGACTAACTAAACTACCAGTTGTGCCAGGTACACCACTCCTTACAACTTCAGTGGATATTCCAACACCATCAAATCTATTAGTAAAATTCTTATCTCTAAAAAATTCTAATGTAAAATTACTATTAGATGAATCAGAAACTGCAAATCCCACAGTTTCTCCTAATAAAGCCTTAATTGGAGGATTAATTCTAGAAATTCTATGATGATTACCTGCACCTGCACTAGATCCAATATTAGTTAGATTAATAAATCCATTTGGATCACTAATAGAATCTTTACGATTAGTGAATAATTTAAAATAATCATCAGATATCCTCTGAACATAATATTCATCCCTATCCTCTAAAGGTGTTATTGCAGTAGCACCAGCCTTATACAGAACTTTATCACCATCTTTATATCCATGATTTGTTATTTTTATTGTATTATTTGAAGTTGACACATCGGAACTTTGGAAATATAAAGGTTCAACTATAGTTTTCCTGGCAACAGTATCATATTCAACACTTTTATTAATAGTTTGATCTGGAGAAATACTAATAGTTACTTCATCATTATTTTTTAATCCATGAGGTTGTGATGTGACAACAGTTACATCAAATTTATCCACAAATCCTACATGTGATTCATTAGTAGTTTTTAATTGATGATCATCATAAACGGTAACATTTCCACCAGTTGCACCTATAGTTGCAAAATATAGTGATTTTGATGTAGACCCTATACCAACTCTACTTGTTTGAATACCAAACAAATCATCAGTTTTCTTAACTGCATATACAAATTGACCATCAGTAAGACTAAATGATGCACCCATCCCAACATTTTGAGATACTTGCAATCCAGCAGTTGCAGTTGGACTCTTAAAATATTGTAATTTTTGACCAGTAATAAATCCATGATTCTCAAAAGTAATTGAATTATCACAATTGGATCCTGGCTGAGTATTATGTGGTCTATTTTGCGGATCCCTATCATATAAAACAGTATTATCCTTAGCAACTACTCTAGCAACAGAAACATTACCATAAGGACCAGTTTCTGTTTTTATTACAGTTCCAATACCAATACTACTTTGTGGATTAATTGTTATTGTATAATTATCACCTATTCGTAAATCAGTTGCAATTCCAGCATTAAATGTAAATTTCTTTTGATCAACAACAACAGATGTTCCTGCCTCAAACCATGTATTTCCAATACCAGTTTGTCTTCTAATTTTATATCTATCAAATTTTTGATTATATTCTATTACTTGAACTTTTTCTTTTATAGAATCATCAGCATCACCAATAATTAACCAATCTCCAACTTGTATATCATCTTCATTACTATTACGTGATGAAGTCTGTTGGGTAAGGTACATAAAAGCAGTACGGCCTGTAGAATCGGCATGACCAGCTATAGAAGATATTCCAACACTTAATTTAGAGGTAACTGATGATACACCAATAGTTTTATGACCTTCAAGAAATCTAAGTTCACCAGTTCCTATACCAGATACATTAACAAGATCGCCATCATGTAATCCATGTGCAGTTGAACCTATACCTACTCCTAATCCATTTTTATAATTAAACTCAATATGTTCAACAGTAGTCTTTGCATAAGTTATATCTACAATACCTTTTCCAGAAATGGTTTTTACTTTTGCAGAAACACCATGACCTCCACCAGTATTATTATTATCAAATTTTAATCTATCTCCCACTTTATAATCAACACCTGGCTCATGAACTGATATTGAAGTAATACCAGTCATATTAGTATTTCTAATAGTAAATTCAGTATCATCTATATTACTAGAAACCAAATAATCATAATTAGAACCAATAAATCCAAGTCGATATGGTAAAGTATTTCTTATTATATTTCCACTATTAAGTTTTGAAGTAGATTGTAACGATAAAGCCTGAACATTTGAATCAACTCTATTAAATTGATACCCATTCAATATAAACGGAAATACTGGTTTTCTAGTACCATTAAATGGAGATATACTTCCATCGGTATCTGAAATAGTACAGAAATATGCATATACACCATTAGGATATTCTGGCGTTTTACCAAATCTACCATTATTTTCATCCAAATCTCCATTTCCAGTATAATCAAAATCTTCAACAAAAGATTCTGCTGGAAATTCTGTAGGTCTATTAGATCTAGTTACAGCAGTATATCCAGATGTTAATCTACGAACTGCACCTCCAGTAGGAGAATTAAATCCATATGGTCCATAAATCGGACAACCATCATATGCCCATCCAACAATAGGAGAATGTTCTACTACATTTTTTTCATCAAAATTAGTTTCAATACTATCATCAAGTAATAATCTCAATCTTCTAGGAAGATAAGCAGATGTAAATTTTGATTCATATTCAGGATTTTGACTTGGTAAAATTATACCATCATCAGAAGGATTGATTGATTCTTGATATCTAGCAATTGTGGTCATATTCCACTTTCTCAAATCCGCTCTGAATACAGCTCCAACGCCAGGAGATTTAACTCGTACTGTTGTATCTGGAATTGTTGTATAATCCTTACCAGAATCAATAATATTAACTGCACCAAGAGTACCATCTGCATTCACATTAGATACAAGTTTTCCATATTTACCCTGACCTTCAACAATTAAATCTGGAGGAGAAACATAACCTTTACCATCAATTTTTGTAAATGCATCACTAATTAAACCATCTGTTATAGAAACATCAACTAAACCACCAAGACCATTAGATATAGTTACTAATGGTCTTCTATGTGCATTAATAGTATCTGAAGACCCATATCCAACTCCAGTATTAGTTAAATGAATATCTGTTATACCACCTCTACATATAGGTCTTATTACTGGGAATGAAACGGCAGTATTACCAACTCCAGAAATAACATCCATAGAAACAGATATATCTGGATATTTAAATGTATGAGTACCTGCACCAACGGAATTTATATCAACATATAAACCCTTACTATAATTTACTGTAGTTGATGTAGTTCCAAACTCCTCCGAATACAAATTATTAATATAATCATCACCTGCACTACAAAGACGGAATCTATCTTCATCCAATTTAATTATCAAATATTTTATTGTAGTAGATAATCCACTTATTGCAGTACCCGTATGACTATATTCAACAAGATCACCATTTCTAAATCCATGATTTTTATGGAAAATATAATTATTTGCAATACTTACACCAGATCTTATATTAGCCCTATTAGCATAATCTACTGCAGGATGGGCATCAGAATTAATTAATACTTTTCTATTAGAATATCCAAATCCAGAATTTTCAACTACAATTTTATCAATAACGTTTCTAAATGTAGTCGATTGTATTTTATGTGTTCCAATGGATTTATTTGTAATTGTAACTGCATTAGTTCCAGAAACTGCATTTTCAAAAGTATTCATTAATGCAATTTGTTTAGAATTGCCAGATATGTTATGAACATAATAAACAGATTTATCAATCAAGCCAGGAATTTGTGCATTATCCTTAGATTTTTCATATACAACTTCCTCACCATCAAAGAATAAGTGATCATCTGCAAAAGTAATCAATCCAGCAGGACCACTAAGTGTCAACGTAACCTGTCCTGAGACGTACCCAGAACCGCCTGAAACAACCGTAATACCACTTACCTGACCATTTGCATTGATGGTTGCAGTTAATTGTGCATCAGCACCTGTATGTGGATTTGTTGTACTAACCGTAACTGTTGGTGCAGTAATATATCCAGTTCCAGCATTTACTATATTAACACTATTTTGAATTACTCCACCAGAAATACTAACTGATGCAGTAGCTTGTGTATTAACAGTTACATCAACCTTAGCGTCAAAAGTTCTAGCATTCCTAATAGCTTTTAATCTTGGATATGCAGTAGCTCCATTTCCATTACCACCAGTTATAGAAATATTTGGTACATTTTTTATATCATAACCACCAGATATAACTTCTATACCTCTAAATGAACCTTCAATAACAGCATAAGCAGTTGCACCAGTACCTACATTATCCGAAATGTGTATATTAGGTGGTTGTATTACATCATAATCATCACCACCTCTTTCAACGTCTATATGTTCAATTGGCCCGTAAAATACATTATCACCAGATTGATTAGAAAATATTTCTACTCCATTAACAAGCATTCCAATTGGTTCATTTTTAATATCCCGTGTATCTACTTTTACTTCTGGAGTAATTGGAAATTCTCTTATAAAATTCTGATGTTTTAAATTCTTACCACTAAGTTCTTCAGGTACTATTGTATGTGTAGTAGAACTTGCTGTAGAATTAATATTAATATGTTTTTTTGCAGCTGCATCAAGAACACTCCTTGATAACTTAATATTATTGACATCTTCTTTTATTATTGCATAAGCAAATCCTGTACTGAGTCCAGATACAGCAACATCACCTTCTGATGGATTATATCGTATTAATTCTCCAGTTTTAAAATCATGATTTGGTATATTAATTGTATCATTAGATACTGCACTAAACCCATTAAATGTTTGTGATCGATGATCAGCACTTATTTCATAACCTGGCAAAGAACCAGTTGTTACATATGCAGTTTTATTATCATCACTAATATATGTATTTTGTACATTAGCAACAAAATTAGATACATTTAATCTATCATTAAGACTACTAGCATATCTCAACTTTCTTCCAACTTGATAAGTTTTTGTTTGATCTAATGTACCTGTTTTATTTGTAATTGTAAATTTAGTTTCACTTGGAATACTATCAACTTTACCAGTTACGTTAGATGGAGTACCTACAGCACTTCTAAGAATATCATATATTATTACATCATCCCCTATTTGCAACTCATGTGGTGTACTCGTATTTACTTCACCACTATATGTACTATCATCCACATTAGACAATGTAGTTGTTCCTTGAAGATATGTAGCTACATCAGTCTTAATTTTAACATTATGAATCCAACTATTCAATTGATGGATATTTGGATCAGATACCAATCCTAATTGTCTAGGATATACAATATCTTCTGTATGTGTATGTGCAATATCATCGATATTTGCACCAGTAACCACATTAGTTAATCTAAAGTAAACTGGTTTTTCAATATTTCCGTCTTCATATGCATATACTGTTCTAGATGATCTAACAAAATCACCATCTGTGTATGAAGAAGATATGCCAGTTACGCCATAAAATTGTGTAGATGTTTTACTACTATAAGTTGCAATACCTACAGTAAGACCAGCTCCAACATAAACAGTTCCCTTATCTGGGAATCCAAGTGTAGAATCTACAGTAAGAACTGTAGCACCAACACCAGTATTACTATTATATGCAACATTATCAACGAGTTTAGAGGCACCTGTAGCTTCAAATTCACCAACAACTGATCCTCTACTTAAACTTATAAGATAATAATTCTTATCATCTTTAGGAAGAAATTGAACATTAAATATTGATCCACTAGTTGCCGTTTTATCTGTCTGGAATAATGTTTGGCCCACCACATTATCAGGATTTCCACTTATAACTTCAGCTACCAAATCGAAAGTTTTGACATAATCTGCATCTGAAGGTGCAAATAAGTAATCAATTGGTTTTATTACTTCGGCTTGATCGTTAAAAAGAACCCCAAATAAGATTTTTATTGCTTCATCAGTACCTTTTGATCCGTAAAAATCCTTTGCTTGTCGCAAAAAGTTAGCTTTATCGACTTTTTTATGTAATTCTCTGTCTTCAAATCCTGGCAAAAATAAATTTTTTGTCTTTTTCCAAAATTCTTGTAAAAATAAGTTACTTAAATTAGTAACTTTTGAAAGACCTTCATGTTTTACAGCATTTGACTCAGAAAATACTAAATTTTCCGTATTTGTTGGTTCATGTAAATTATCTACACCACAAAAACCACGTACACAACCCACAAATGAGGTCTCTGTCTTACTAGTATATGTAATTATTTCATCATCTATCTTCAAAAGTCCATAATCTGCAGGCCAACCTTCTGTTGACGATACGACTATAGTAGAATCGTAAGAATTTATATCATTAGTACAAGTAGTAAATCCAACAAGTTCACTACCTTCATTAAATGTATCTACTTTTTGATACTCATTAAAATTAGTAGCAATATCAATTGGTCCACCTTGATATTCTTGTGAAACATAGTATTGTTTTAAAAAGTCCACAAATTGTGGATTATCCTCAGCTACAAAAGAAGGTAATTGACTTCTTACGAGTTTATTAATTTGGACTTTTTTGGCGGTAGTATCGATACCCATTATTACTAATTTTAGTAGCTAATTTCTGTTGATGTAGAAGATATATTCGATGTAGAAGTATATCTATCAGAAGTAGGAGCGGAAGCCGTCTTCCTTATGTAGGCATCATCTGTAAAACTAGATGTGGAAATAAATCTAGAACCAGAGGTATCTGCACCAGATGAAATAATATCCTCAATACAACCAATATCACTATCAGGGATAGAAAGTTGAACATATAGATCCTTTAATCCAATAATATCATTAGATTCGGGAATAGCTTGTATTTCAATCACATTATCAGGTTTATCAGTGGAAATAATTCGTATTGTATCTATAAGAATTTCACCAATGTCATATTTAACTGTTCCTGCATTAGCAATTACAGTTTCAACCTTACCTTCAGTAGTTAATCTGAAAACGAATAATCTACCAGTTTTTTCATTAATATATGTATCACTGAAGTAACAAGTACCACTAACTCCATTTACATTAAATCCAGTAGATTTAATGTTGTAACCTTCTCTGCGATTATGGAATCTATTACCAAAACAAAGTTCATATTGTGCAAAATTAGCAATATCAGCGTCTAAATTACGTCTTATAATCACTTTTGTGATATTTGAAGTAACAGCAGCACTACTTTCATCAATAATCTTCAAAATTTTACTATATTTGAATCTTCCACCAAATTTATTCAAATCTGCAGATTTTGAGTAAATTTCAAGTGAATTTCTAATATTTGTTTTCAAATTATTCACATCAAGTACGGAATTTGCGTTATAATAGACTGTTGTATCCAATTCAATGTATAAAAACTTCAAATCTACAAATTCTTGACGAATTCCAGCTACAGAATACCTTTTTAACTTATTAATTAGTTGTCTTTTATCAAAATCAGAAATAAATCGTCCATTTTTGGGTTTTATTGACAAAAATACCTTTCCATATTGAGGTGGACTAATATCTTCACCTCCATAAGCAGTTACACTCTCTGCATTTGGAAAAATTGTCGGAATTATTGATTCATAATCATTAGATGTTACTGCACGATGTTGTGCAGAGTAAACTCTTGGTGCTAAATTACGAATTGTGTCTATATTTTCAACTTCTGCACCATTTCTAGCATTTTCATTGGTAATTATGTCAGAAACACCACTAGTAATTATTGCACCATCATTATCAACCAATTTTCCAGCAAAAGTGAAGTTGGCCACACCATTTCCACCCTTACCATCACATACAAGATAAGAAACATCTATTGAATTACCATTTTCTAACTTTTTACCTAACACTCCATCACCAAAAAGGAGTTCATATTTCTCATCTTGTACTTCTTGTATTAAATATGTCTCTGAAGAAGTAGTAATTCCTACAATATTGTCAAGTTGAGCATATGTTTTCCTAGTTCCTGATGATACACTATCTCTTACATCAACTCTTATAGTAGATGTATCAACATATGGGTTAGGAATGATAAATCTTTGATTTGGTTGTGATGTATCAACAACAAATTGTTTCTGTAAATAGGTTCCTTGTTTAATTGGAATGGTAAATGATGCAAAATCATCAGTTACAGGTGATATATAATCCTCCGAAGTACAGAAAGTATAGTTAGTATTACCAAAATCACCCAAGCCAAACAGTCCTGCCTTAAGTGTTACACTAGATACATCACTTCCTTGACCCAAATCTACAGTAAAAGTGATATTTGCAGTTGCAGCACGTCTTGAAGAGGGTACATAACCAATATTTCTTGCTAATGCAACTACATTTTCCCTTAAAGTTGCACTATCAATGAACGCCTCATTGGCGACCATGTTAGTATTATATGCTGTAGTATAGGTATTATACGCTAAAAGATCAATTAATATCGATAAATTCGATCCTTCAAAGTCAAAATCAGTGAAATTTGAGTTGGCTCGCAAATATTCACGTAAAGAAACTTTAACTTCTTCAAAATCTAGGTTAGTATATTGTGTTAACGCCATTATTCTCTAGTTGGTTGAAGGATAAATGAAATTTCTTGAGGTGAAGACTCTTGGCCAATGATATCGTAAGCAATTGTTACTTCCAGTTCATTAGTATCAAGAGGATGATCAACTAAAACATTAGTTAATTTCACTCTAGGCTCAAAGTTAGTGATAGAAGTTTCAATTTGTGTTCTAATAGTCGTTACAAGACTATTATCAACGTTTTCAAAAAGACTAGATTTAACCTGAGACCCTATCAAGGGATTAAAAAACCGCTCTTCATTAATCGTTTCAACGAGATTTCGAACAGATCTCTTTATTGCATCCTCATTACGAAGTGCAAGTATATCATTAGTTACAGGATGTCTCCTAAAACTTAAAGAGATGTCCTTAAATGCACGAGATTTTTGTTGTTTAACGAGTGGCATCTATCGATACAGTTTTCCTCAATATATTTATACAACTTGATAAAAAGTATATTTTAAAAACAATTCTTCACCCTTTTTAATGGGTTTAATAGTCCTCATATAGTATATATCACCCCATTCTTGCTTTTCAAACCATTTAATACAATTAGGGTCATCACTATGATTTACGAATCCACCTAAAGGGGTTCTCATAATTTCATTATCCACTACAACGTGAGATACACCCAATTTAACGTCACAGGGTATATTTTCAGTCGCAAAAATACCCTGTCCTGCGACAGGGCTATCTTTAATATGTAAAAATGATGGTAATGCCTGGTAGGTCATTTCTTCTTCCTAATCGGTACTTGTATGGTCCATGAAGGGGTTACTAAATCAACTATAGTAAATTGGTTCCTATTCTTCTCATAGGTGGCTGCAGGTTCATTACCTGCGGTTTCACCATAATGAGTTTCTTTGATGTCTAAGTATTCTAAAATTGAATCATCAATCATAAAGAATAGTGCATCCCATGTTAAAGTATCTCTCAATTTAGTCGCAATGCGGTCTATATCGTTTTCATCAAGATACTCACCTTTTACTATCTTCTCTGAATAATCCTCCCGCTGGGTTAAGAGTCTAGCTCTTATATCCACTAATTTATTCAGATTGATAGTGATTTTAACATCATCATCGATTGCCATTATCTTCCTTGACCTCGGTATCTTTTCCGTGCCTTATTTCGAGAGGTTGCGCTGTACTTAGAGTGTTTACCGAGTCCTTGCCGAGATTTTTTCGGTATAGACTCTACGTAATTACCACCCATGATAGATTGTTTAACCTTCGCCATCTTTTACCTCCAAAGTAACTGTGTCTGGGTGAGGATCCCCCGTGTTTTTGTATTCCTCTGATAAGTCCTCGATGTAGTCCATTGCGTCATCAATCTCGCCCGAGAAAACGAGTTCGCCGAGGATTCTTACTTCATAAGTCTCCATAATCTCTGATATCATAAAACTCTCATCTTTTCATGTCCAACACGAATCCGAGGATCGCACCATATCTCAAAGCCTTCTTTCTTGGCATCTAAACAGAAACTGACATCCTCTCCACACATGTCCTGAACTTCACCACTCTCGAAGACTTGCATTTGTGGTGCAAACCACGGATATTCCAGAGTTTCGAATACCCCTTTCTTAATTGCAACCCATCCGAAACCTGTGTAGTCACATGTAAATGGTTTCTTTCTCTTACTCATGGACTCTACAGTCTCATGGTTCATAACCCCCTTGTTGGCCTTGAAGTCTTCTTCTTCGAGCCAGTGTGCAATGGACGTGGTTGAGCCATCTTCAGTTGCATACCACCCTGCAGCGATATCTTTTTCCATTGCAAGTTGCATTAACCTGAAGAATGCCTCTGTATTAAAAACAATATCGTTATCTATCCACAACTGATAGTCATATTCTAACTTCCCATCCCAAGGTAATTGATCCTTCCCACGTAGTACGTTTGCACCAAGGCATTTGCATCTTGCAAAGTTTACCATTGATGAGTAATCCTGAGATATCTGTATTGATCCTCCGCAACCTACAATATCAAAACACAACTGTACAAAACTCTTTAAGAACGTATAACTGCAGCCTCTCCCAGGCATACAAAATACTATCTTTTTTCCTCTGAGAAACTCTCTAACCTTTTCATGATCGAAATCATCGGTCTTCTTTGTGACTGTGGGAGTTGCAGCCTTTACCTTAAAACCTTTTGCCATCTATTTGTCAAGTGTTGATGTAATCATACCATGTATATAGGGAGTTGTCAATAAGATCTCTGAGGGGGATTTTGATACTGGTGATTATTTTCCTCTGGAACGAATTCATAGCCCACAAGGACAATAAACAGAAGTATACCGAGTACCACCCGTATGAATTTCATGGGGGATCTTATAAACCACCCAGCAAGAACGACCTTCCAAAAAGGCCAATCCTGGCGGCGACCTTTTTGGCCACGGAATTTTTTTATATATCGTTGGCGGGGATGCATACTTTTGTAGGTTAGGGTTGTTTAGCTTTTTCACTAAGGGGTCAGGGGGGGATCACCCCGCCCATCATATAACTGCTCATACTGCTCTATAGCACGAAGCGGATGCTATCCGCTGGTCTTAAAGTATGCGGAGGCGTTACCCTCTAGCACACTGGTCTCAGGGCGTAGGGCGTGGGCGCTGTATGCCTGACCTCGGCGATTAGTGTTAGTTCTGGCGCCCTTGGTCATGCTCATAATTAATTCGCCCTTACGTGCTCGGCGTGGTTTGAGCACCGTGACTTTATAACCCTGTTCGATGAGTGCTTGACGTGATGCGGCAATAGGTGACATAATAAGACGATGCAAATGGCAGAAAAAAGGGCACGAAGTGTGCCCGCTAAAAATCGTTTAGTAGTTTTTGAGTTTCGGGGTCGATGTCTTCTTTGATGTCATCGTAGAAAACATTCATTAACTCATCATCATCGGCGGGGCGATACCCGTCAGAATAAACGGGTATTTGCCAAGGTGTGATTCCTTCGAATGGTGGTCCGCTATGTACTGGCATTTAAGCGACCTCTCCAGAATCAAGTAAGATCATTCCGTCAAAGAAATCGACTGTCTGACCCTGACCATTTAGAAACCACTCAAACTGTTTTTGGAAAATTGAAAAACCAGTTTTGACTTCCTGGAGAATTGCGTTTAACCTTGATTTGGTCGTGACGGTTTCCCATCCGCAAGAACTCAATTTAACAGATTTGGTTCCGTGGTCTACGGTTGCGATGTTGTGACCATGTAGAAAAACGTTTGAGCAATTTGTGTTTTCGTTATACTCAACAGCAGTATTGGAAAGTGACCAATTACCCTTGTTTGAGATTGCGAAGTTCATTTGCTTTTCAATTTTTCTCATAAGGGTGAAATCCTGTAAGGTTTGCAATGTGGGTTTCTCTCCCACTTCTTAATAATACCAAATAAAAAACCCCTTTATGGGGTTTAGTAACAATTCGTTACCTATTGGCAGAGATCCTCAAATCTTTGTTTTGTGATTTCGATCTGGCGATCTTCTGCCATATTTGGGAACTCCTCACAAACCTCTGAAAAAAGGTCTTCAAGGATCATTTCATTCTGAAGGGTTGACATAAAAAACCTTGATTTGTTTACTCTTTAATGATACCAAATAAAAAACCCCTTTATGGGGTTTTGTTGTAAAACTTAATCATCATCCAAAAAATCACTAATGGCATAATTGACTAAGCGGCGGATCGCCTGACGTGTGGGAGTGCTGGCGTACTGTTCGGTTAGTGGTGCATAGTCATTAATGACAGCATTTACACAGCATGAAACGTCACTGCTGCCAATCTCCTCAACATCCTCAAAAAAGAATTCAACATTGAGGCGAATGATGTCTAATAGACTGATTAAACCTTTTAGCATTTCAGGTTTGTTGGCGGTAATGTCGATAAGCGCTCCGTGGTGGTTCATTTTTAATAATACACAAAAAAAGACCCCTTAGTCTAGGGGTCTTGTGCCAGTTTGTTTACTGGATCTCAAGTTTTGAAAAATAGGACGTAACACTGTTATAAGTGTTTTTGATGTCCTTGAGCAATTCCTGGATTTCATAGTTGTGAATGTTCCAGCGGTTGATGATGTCACGGCGATAATCCTTTAACTGGATTAGCGGTGCTGTTGGTCTCATCAACTCTTTAGAAACGACCTTGCCTGCTTTAAAAGTGGTAACAGTCGTTGCCTTTGGTTGCTCAGTTACAAGTTTCTCAACTTGCTTGAGTTCAGTCTGATTAAGACCGAATGCTGCTTGCTCAACTGGTTTAGTTGGGGCAGTCTTGGTTGCAACTGGTTTTTTAGCAGTTGCGGCAGTCTTGCGTGTTCTGGTCTTACGTGGTGCTTTTGGAGCAGTAGCGGTTGACTTAGAAACGGTTGACTTGCGTGGCATAAACGTGTTTGCGTGTTACTCATTCATTATAAACCTAAAATGAACCTTTTTTCTTTGCCTCGTTACATAATGAAACAAAAAAGTCCAGTTTGTCAACTGTCACAAAAAAAGAACGGTCTTAGAGACCGTTCAAAAAATCGTGCATTTGGTCTTTGTACTCTTCGTAAGTACCATTAAACCAATCGGGTTTAACCTGTGCGGGTTTGGTTGATCCCTTACCGTGTACACATTCTCTGAGGGTGTAACCCTTTTGAGATAGTTGTGGAAAGAATTCAGTGAAATTTGTTTTGTTCATACTTTCATTGTACCAAATAAAAAACCCCTTTAAGGGGTTTAGTAACAATTCTTAACCACGGTAATCCGTGATATTTGGAATTT